TACTTATCAATAAAGTATTGTGGAGTTTTTTGATAAAGAAAATCAATTGTATTTAAATCATCAATATAATCTTGTTCATCTTCATCAACAAGAAGACGCCAAACAGATCCTGTATGAGGATATTTTTGAATATCTTCTGGAGTTGCAAGTTCAAAGTTTTCAAACAAATGAATATCAGTTGGTTTTTCAATTAAAATTTTGTCATATCTTGCCATATGTGATGCATATGATTTAATACGATTCCCCAATGCTGCTGTGCGCAAAACAACAAAAGTACTCATACTTTTTCTTCAACCCACTTTCTTAGATTAAACTTTGGTTCCCAACCAAAAGTATTTTTTGATTTATCGATACATGCAAGTGTTGTTCTTGCTTCACCATCCCTTGGCGGAACGTGAACATGATTATTAGAGATAATATTGGCAATTTCAAGAATAGAAATATTTTCACCACTTCCAATATTATACACTTGCCCATAACAAGATTCTTCAAGATCTGCCAAGGCAACCATAATATTTGCATTTGCCACATCTTGGACATGAACAAAATCTCTACGCTGTTCTCCATCACCAACAATAGTGAGTGGTTCTGCAAGATTCTTTTGTCTCAGAAAAATACCAATCACAGGAGCATACTGACCTGTGGTTGGTGAACGTTCACCATAGACATTAAAATATCTGAAAATGATTGTTTTAAGTCCATAGAGTTTTGTATATAGTGTGCATAATTCTTCACCAGCAACTTTAGATACTGAATATGGATTTAAACAATCATTAGGATCTGTCTCATAATTTGGATACTTATTTAAACCATAAGCAGAAGATGTCGAAGAATAAATGACTTTTTTTACACCCGCTTCTCTTGCACATTGAAGAACTGTACAAGTACCCACCGCATTTTTGCTTACAGCATTAATAGGATTTTTAATAGCTGGTTGAAGTCTTGATTCTGCTGCTAAATGAAAAACATAATCAACATCATTATACAAATCTCTTGTAAATTCATAATCGCAAATATCTAATTTATGATTATCTGCTTTTGAATTCCAATAAAACTTTTCATTGCATTCAGCACTTTCATTATCAATTACGATAACTTCATAGTTCATTTCTATCAATTTATCAACAAGGTTCGAACCAATAAACCCTGCTCCACCAGTAACTAATGCTCTCATTTTAAAGACTCACAAATTTTATTTTTTAATTGTGTTGTTGAATAACCATGACTTCTATCAACAAAAACTATTCCAATATCTATATCTTTTCCAGTATAAGATCCATCATTATAATCTTCTCCCAAAAATCTTATATCATATTTGCCAGATTCAAGATACCAAAGAAATTTATCTTCTTCTTGATACACAATAATATTATCAATATACTTAATTGATTCTAAAATTTCTTTCCTTTCTTCAACTGTTTGAACTGGTTTGAGTTTGTGTGATCTAGCAACAGAAGGATCTTCATGAAGAGCAATCGTCAAATGAGTGCAATGCCTTTTACACTCCTGAAACATTCTAATATATCCAGGATGAATAATATCAAAAGCACCCGCAATAATTCCACGAACTTGAGGAATTCTTGATTTCCATTCAGAAACATGAATTCCTTTATCATCAATAAACCAATTAGCATGTGGTTTAATGTTCATTAAAAGTTCATGATGCTTTACACCCCAATCATTAAGTTGTTTTTTAGTAATGAATGTATGGTCAATACCACTAACACAACCACGAGCGGTCATAATTTTAATAGTGTGTCCTTGATCATAAAGACGATTAATTTCATTAACTACGGAATAATCTGGAAGTGCTTTTTCATATTGACTTTTTTCAACAGAAGTACAAATAGTACCATCAAGATCAAAACAATAAATCATACTACTCCATGAAGAAAAATTTGATGTACACACTCAACAATTCCATAATTAGTGCTTGGAATATGATAATCCCAAAGAGAATTTTTTGCAAGTTTTCTTACACTATTATCCTTTTGAAATCCAGTCAAAATTCCATACTTTTTATGAGTTTGTTCACACCACTTAATGCAGTTAAGAATGTTATTTGATTCTCCACCAGAACTAATCAAGATGATCAAAGTATCTTGAGTTGCATATGCCTCAAGGAATTTTACATATGCATTCTCCATACCAAAATCATTAATATAACAAGTAAGCATCGATGGATCAGAAAATACCATTGAACGCTTACCATGAAACTTTACATAATCTTGGGAGATATGAGAGGCAACTGCATTACTTCCTCCATTTCCAAGAATAATGATATCAATTGTTTTTGAAAATGCATCTTTAAACTTTTTGAATTGAGTTTCAAGATGTGCTCCTTGCAGTGCCTCAATATATTCTGAAAATGGATTATTCATCAGACTTTCTTTTTCAAACAGAAGAAGATACTGTTACCATAGGTGGTATGCATTCTGAACATTGCATCACCAAACAAATAACCAAAGAAGAGTCCTTGGGGACGGGCAGAAACACCTTGAGGAACACCAGGATGATGAGGATATTCAATTCCAACTGGAGTAGGTGGCCAACTTGGATCATATGCAAGTTCAAATCCACAATCGAATAAAAGATTAATCCATTTTACAGAATTAAAAACTGATTGATGTCTACGGAGGAATTTACCATCAACCCAACCAACATCGTCAGGAACAACGGAAATAGAACAACAGAATACACCATCATCCTTAAGATGATTGCGAATTTGCTCAAAGAAAGTACGTAGATCTTCTTCAGCAATATGCTCTACAACTTCCCAAGTTGTAATGAAATCAAACTGCATCTTTTCATCATTTTCGTACAGTTGATAAGGTTTAGAAAGATCAACCGTAAACAAATTCTTATCACCATACTGATCCCAGTTATGTTTACCTGCACCACGTTCACGAGCATTGGTAGAACCTTCCAATCCAACTCCAATATCTCCCCTACTAATAAAGTCAGCAATTAATTGACCTCCAGCACATCCAAGGTCAAGGACTCTAATTTGCTCATTATTAAAGTGATTCTTCACTGCATTGATATAATCAATATCCGTTGTATTATCATCTACAGTTCCAACGGGGGCAATATGATCGGGTGACTCAATTGCAACAGGATGTTCCGTTTCTAATCTAATCATAACTTTTTACCTTTTACTCCATCAGGGGATACATTAATTTTAACAGAAGAATATGGTAATGTCAATTTATCTTTTTCCGAAAAAGTTAAAAAGAATCCACCATTACCAGCACCACACAACTTATGAGCAGTGACAAGCGAATTATTTAGTAGGTATTCATCAATGGTTTTTATCATTTGGTTTTCATTAATTATGGAACTTGTTTGTTTTTTTTGTTCCCAACTTTTGTTCAAATGATGTAAAAACTCATCATATTTTTTTTGAAGAAGACAATCATATGCTATCTCAAGTGTATCGAGAAGAGGTGATATCTTATCCAAATTATTACTCACATCTTTGAGAACATTTTTTGAATTGCGAGTCACTCCAGTAAAAACAAGATGCATATCATAATTTTCAAAAAGTTCTGTTGATTGAAAATCATACTTTACAATTCCACCTCGCTGAAATTCAATTCTTTTAAATCCCCCAATACCACATCCATATGGATCTTGATATCCACAATAAGGATTGAATTCTCTCTCTAATTGATATGCCAAGGAACAAATTTCAATGTCTGTCATGTTTAGACCTTTGAACATTGAAACACATTTAATCAAATTAATTAGATATGATGAAGATGATGCCAATCCACTTCCTTGAGAATATGCATCACTTGTCATACTTACTGTTAAAGGTAGAGAACCAAAATGATTTAAAACTATTCTAACAACTTCGTTTTTAATATCACCAATATATTCAGTCTCTTCTCTTTTCGAATAGTTAATAATATACTTATGTCCCTGCATATTATATCCGAACTTATCTTCATGCAAAGTGATATAAGTTTTTAGATCACATGCAAAACTAATGACTGCACCATATCCATATTTCTCCACAAAATATGGATTATCAGTTGAACCACCAAATAAAGATATTCTTAGTGGGCAAGAAGAAACGTACATTAGATCACAATCCAATCAGAACAATATAGGTCTTTTGTATTTTTATCAGAATAGGAAGAACCAAACCACATTCTAGGAGCAACTATTTTCTTATTAGGATTAGTTTGTAACCATGCTCCCCACCAACTCATTGAACTATTGGCAATAATAGCATGTGAACAAAGAGACATCAAACACAAATCAACATATGGCAAATAAGAACCATCTCCGTATTTTTCTAGTGGTTCGGATATCATAAATCTTTCATCTGAAAAAAATTCTTGTTCCTTTACCCACTCTGGAGAATCAGAAAAAACAATTACAGGTTGATTATCATCAAATTTATTAAGTGCTTTTTCATAATATTCTAGAGGTTGAACTGGATGCTGATCAGAACAATTTACATATGCCCATTTAAATCCCCGAGGATCTACAAGATTTGGATCTCCCCTCCGAACATGAAGCATGATAGGTTCTTGTCCTTCAAACTCAGACATAAACTCTTTACATGGTTCCAAATGTTCTTCACGAAACGTAAAGTCTTTGTGAATAACATCAGAGATATGTTTGAAATATTTTTCACTCTGAAAGAATCCATGAAGACTTACATTATCTGGACATTGTTCAAATAATTCTTTATCAAAATGAAAGAATCTTTCACTGATATATTGAAAATCTTCCATGATGTTTAGATTTTCTTCTTTGACAGATTCTAACTTAAAACACTCATTAAGACTATAATTTTCAATACCTTTAATATGAAAAGGTGGAATGCACCAATCATAACTATGATATGATGCTATTCCACGCAATGCGGCATATTCAAACATTTGATTGCCGAGTCTTCCTAGATTTCCGATCTGATTAAACGCTAACATACTTTTTAAGATATTCTTGATTTAAGTAATATTGTTTGAGTTGTTCCTTATTCAAGTTTTGAATATAATTCCACGTCTCAAAGTTTTGTGTCATATAAGGATTGCAATGAACTGATGTAGGCCAGGAATTTGGTCCTCGACTATGTTCTAGATGATAAATCCAGTTATCAATTCTACCTACATTATAACCTAAAGTTGTGAATCTGAAAAATCTTTCCTTATCCTCTGGAGAAGAACCTCTAAAATTTTCATTCTCCATTCCCCCCTCAAAATATACGGAACGATTAAAAAACTGCACCCAACCAAAATCAGAACTACTAACTTTAGAATTATTATCCAAAATAGAAAAATCAAAATCACTATTCAGAAAATCGGAAACAATTTCATCAGTCACGTTAACTTGCTTTTGATATGTACCATTTCCATATGGATACACAACATCACATGTGCCATTTAAGATTGCTTCATAAGCATTCACATAAGTTTCAACTGGCATTAAGACATCACAATCATAATTGATTACAACATCAGTTTTAGTCATCGCAAGCATTTCATTTAGAATATGCATACGATAAAAGACTGAATCATCAGACTTTTCAAATACATGAGTAAGATTAATATCTTTACCGACAAATTCCTTTACTTGAGGTAAAACATTTTGTTCAAAAACTGGTTCAATATCAACTTCTTTGATAATCACATTAGTATCAAAATTTTCAAATAAGAAGCAAAGAAGAGTAATAATATTTCTCATTCTATCTTCAGATTCTATTCGTAGAGGAATGATAAAAGTAGCATTTGATAGATCAACCATTTGGATATTCCCAATTTTCAAAAAAGTCTGTGTGCTTCTCCTGAAGATATTCTAACTCACTTTGAATAAATTGCCAAGCAGTACCATCTCCCTCCACAACTATATCAAAATTTAACTTTGAAGTTGCATTATTAAAATGTTGTCTGCTAACAGTTAAAAGATTTTGAACAATCAGTGGCATCCCAAATTTCATGCGAAGTCGATGATACCATTCATGATCCATACTAGTAGAAACATTAATATCAAAATATTCAAGATCACAATTCCGCAAAGTTACGTTAGAGGGAGAACCCAAAAGATTATTTCCAACCAATAAGTGATCAGGGTATTTTGGAATTCTTGGATCAAAATAATTAACGGTATCAAAGGTATGAATAAACCCATTTACCAACCAATACTTATTACTATTATCAAGAGCATCAACGATAGTTTCTAAAGCATTTTCTCCATATAAAAAATCATCACAATGTAGAATTTTAATATACTTTCCATCACACAAATTCATTACATAGTTTGAATTTGCAGACATTCCAACATGTTCTAAATTTTTTTCATATTTTACAGAATAATCACAACATAATTTTTCAACCAAATCATTTGGAGAATTATCAGAAACAACTATTTCATAATCCTTAAACGTCTGCATTTTAACACTATCAAACAATTCTTTCAGGTGTTGAACTCCCGAATTATCATTTACATAAGTTGGAACAGCAATAGAAATCTTTGGCATCAAATTCTCATCCACCTTTCTGGAATAAGATCACTATCATCAACAGTAGCAGCAGGTCCATACCACTTTTGAGGAGCAATAATTGGTTGGGTGGGATTCTCAATTAACCATGCCCCCCACCAACTCATTGAACTATTAGCAATAATTCCACCACTACAAAGAGACATTAGGCAAAGATCAATATAAGGAATTAACGAATGGCGCATCTGACCATCAGCATCAAGATGAACATGAACATATCTTTCATTGTTTTCCGATAAAAGAAACCTATCGGAACTAAAAATTTCCTGTTTTGCGCACCAAGGAATATCATCAGAAAAAACTAAAACTGGGATATCTTTATCAAACTTGTCTAATGCTTTTTCATAATACTCCAATTCGCATACGGGATGGTAGTATTGAAGATTCACATAATCACCACGACGAACATGGAGAAAAATTACATCTCCAATTTGCGAAATAAAATTTTTACAAAGTTCCAAATGTTCAGATTTAAAAGTAAAATCTTTTCTGATTTCATCTTTAATGTTAGTAAAATATTTTTCAGTTTGGAAGTAATCTTCAATATTACAATCATCTGGACAACTATCAAAAAACTCTTTGTCAAATGCACCAGTGTTTGCCTTATAAGTTAGAAAACTATCAGGAACAAAACCAAGATTTTTCTCAGAAACTCCACCCATTTCAAAGCAATCAAAAAGTCCGTAGTTAGTTTGGTGTGGTCCATTTGGAGAAGGAACTACCCAATCATACCCGTGATGAGCAGCAATACCACGAAGAGCGGCATACTGAAACATTTGATTACCAAGACGCCCGTTAGATCCAAGTCTATTATATCCAATCATGATTAATCCTCTATTACAATTGTTGGGGGTAAATTAAAATGAAAACCAAATGGTGTTAATCCTTGATTTTCTGGTACAGGTGTTTCGTAAGAAAACCTAGCAGCAACTTCTACAGGAGGAAATTTGCAACCTTCCTCAATAAACATATGTCTATTGTGAACACAGATATTTCCATCCTCTGCGAAGTTATTCGCATTAAAATGTTTATAAAAATTTCCAGTAGTACAATCAAAAGGTATTTCTCTGTTTAAAGGAACTTCAAGAAGTTTTTTACTACGAAGAGAGAAACCACCATTTCCAACTCTAATATGTTCATCAAAAGGTGACACATAAGAATTTTCCTGATATGGCCAAGGAGCTCCAATGTAGTCATAGTCATAGAACTCATCTGACCAGGAATCTGGATTTACAATAAATGCATGATCATGAACCATCAAACAATAATCTTTATCTACATGCTTATAAAGTTCATATAAACAATACTTACTGTATTCGTCAATATTGGTTATTGGATAAACCATTTCCTCCACAATAATACCATCTTCCAATAAAGAATCCTGATATTGATTTTTGATCTCCTTTGAGGTAACAAGTTTAACTGAACCAAACTTTGCTTGCTCAATGCAAGTGTAAATTGCCTTAATACTACCAGAAACTCTGGCAGTATTATCTATTGCGATCAAAGTTACTTTAGATAAATCAAGCATTGATAAAAGAGTCAACTACTGTTTCAATATAATCAATCATTTTCTGATTAATTGTTGGCGAACATCCAAGAAAGAATACTTTATTCAATACTTGGTTCGCTTTTGGATATTTAGTTGCATCATCAAGATGACTATATCCAGGATGAAGAAGAACGTTCCCAGCAAAGTAGTTTCGTGTTTGGATTTTATTACTTTCCAGATGTGCAACGAGAGATCTTTTTAGTTCTTTGTTGTCACAAATAATAGGAACTCCAAACCAACTTGTTTCTACTCCTTCTCGCTCATTTACTACTCTTGCTCCAGGAATCTTTTCAACAATTTTTTGAATTTTTTCTTTGTTACTTCTGCGGAGTTGGTGAATTTCTTCAAACTTTTGAAGTTGAATTAAACCAACTGCACCTTGCATATCAAGAGGTTTGAGATTATATCCCATAGTTGAGAACACATACTTATGATCAACTACATCTTCATAGTTTTCCAACCAGGTATCAAAACGACGACCACAAACACCATTGGAAAGAAGATTCTGTTGACCAACGCAATAGCATCCGCGACCCCACCAAGCAAAACTACGTGCAAGATCAATAATTCCTTTCTCATTTGAAGAAACCATACCACCTTCCATTGTACAGATATGGTGTGCAGGATAAAAAGAACAGGAAGCAGCAACAGCATAATCAGTTAGATAGTTTCCATTCCACTTACTTCCAAGACTATCACAATTGTCTGCTATCAGAGCAATATTCTTACGGCGGCAGAGATCAACAAACTTATTCACATCATAAGGATTACCAAGAACAGGTGATGAAATAGCACCAACAGTTTTATCCGTGATTTTACTTTCAACTTGATCCAAATCCCAATTAAGATCTTCCCAGTCAATATCAACAAAAATTGGTTTCAATCCACACTGTACGATTGGAGCGATAGTGGTAACAAATCCACAAGCACACACAATAATTTCATCACCATCTTTCCAACCAAAATATTTCTTTAGTGCGGCAAACATTACAAGATTGGCAGAACTTCCAGAGTTTACCATCACAGAATGTTGAAAGTTAAACTTCTTTGAAAACTCACGTTCAAACTTATTAACCTGCTCACCAGAAGAAAGCCACTTACCTTTCATTGTAGAGTGAATGATTTCTCTAACTTCCAAATCATCCCAATAGGGACCAGAATAATAAACATTATCTTTTCCACCAACAAACTCCTTTTTGTTTGCAAGATATGGAAATACATTATCATCCACTTCTTTTGCAGATTGAATGAAACTATCAATTAAGTCGTACATAGTTGTTTAATAATTTTGTCTGTTGAAATCGATTGAGTAAATCCAAGTGCCTGTAACTTTGTAGTATCAAGCCAAAAATCCTTTGCCTGAACAATCTTGTGAAATTCAGGTGCTTCTTTAAATTTTATAGTTGATTCAGATTTCAGATACTCCTTTGCTTTACCAATTATATCACGAATAGAAGTCGGTTGTCCACTTCCAACATTATAAATTTCATTAATACTTCCAGTATCACATATAAGTTTTATTGCCCTACAAACATCATCAAGGTGCATTACATCACGAACTGGTATACCATCATCATACAAATAAACATCCTCATTTTCTTTAAGAAGATTAATCATATGAACTAAAGCATTCTTTTTTAAAGATGCTTTATTGTCACTGTTTCCAAGAACATTACAAAGACGTAAAATTCTATATTTGACATTATAAGTCTTACAAAAAGAAATTAATAAATCTTCTGCTGCTTTTTTTGTAATAGAATAGAATCCTGTTGGTTGACAATAGTATTCTTCTTTTGCTGGTAATTGAGTTTCTCCATAAACAAACCAAGAACTAATGAAGTTAAACGTAATATTTTCTTCTCGACAGTTATCTAAAACTTCACATAAAACTTTAAGATTAGTTTCAACATCTAGTGTAATGTTTGTATGAACATTGTAATTATCAACAGTAGAAATAAAGTAAAGAATATCTTTACTTTGTGGTTTTCTACTTTCCCTCTCAATCTTTATGATTTTGTCAGGAAACATTCTACAATAATTTCCACCAACAAAACCCGTTCCACCAAAAACACTAATCATTTTTCTTTTAATAATTTTTTCAATTTTTCTGTTTTATCTTTATTATAAACTTCTCCAACTTCACCTTTCATCCAAGGCAAAGTATTACTCGCATTTTTGTAGTGAAAAATAAACGCATCATCAATACTGTTATCTTTTTCCAACTTCATAAAATCAACAAAGGTTGGTTTTGGAAAATTATATTTTCTTGCGATATCACGAATCTTGGAATAATTTTCGCAAAAATATTCCCAATAATTTTCCCTATCAATTTGATGTGGAAAAGTTTTACTATTAGAATGTTGATATTGTGTGATATCTAATGCCTCTTCTTCAAAATTTATTTTGAACTCAGAACATCCATTCAAAACAAGTTGATTAGGAACATTCGAATCTTCACACAATCCCCACTGATCAATATAATTAATTTTTAATTGATCTTCATACTTTTTCAAGTAAACACTAACTTCACCACCAACATCAACAGAAAGACCATCAACCCATCCATCGCCCCAACTAATTTCTTGTGGATTTGGCATTTTAGGAATATCTGCAATAACTAAACCATTCCAAGGATATTTAAATGCTATTTCTTGATATTGATCCTTGATATATCGATATGATGGAACAAAAGCAAAATTGTATCCACTCATAATATCGACGATTGATATATCTTTAATAAAGAACATATCAGAGTCAATCAACAAAGAGATGCAATCATTTTTGCTTATATAATTTTTCCATCCCCAAGTAAATGAATAGGCACATGCAGTATTTCCATTCACATATCTATCACCTTCAAACATCTTATTATTATTCAAGAATTGAAGAGATGAATCCAGATCAACTCGAATACATTCTACACCCAATCTTTCACATTCACCAAAAATAAAATCTATTTTATTTTCGTCATATCCACCATCACCACCTGGTCTCTCATTATTAAAAACAATATATTCAAAATCGTCTTTAACATGTTTTTTTATACTTTCATACTGAAGTGAAATAAAATCTGGTCTATTGTGAGAATAAGTATAAATTTTTACTTTTGCCATTTTCAGTCTTCTCTTTTAATGTAAACAATAATATTCTGACTATATTCTTCCTCTACTTTATTTGTATCATCAAACAAAAAATTATCAGGTAAAGATTGAATTGTTTTTTTATGATCTTCAACACATTTTGGTGAATAAAGATTTCTGATAACATAAGAATATTTTGATTTTGAAATAATTTTATTAAAATATTTCATTTGAAACTCAGTATCACATTCACTTAAAGAATTAATTGCTATGGTTAAATCTGTATTTTGAAAATCAAATTCATCAATATCAAAGCAGGATAAACTTTTAATCCTATCTTTAAGATCATCATAATTTGAAATATACTTATCAACCAACTTACAAGTTTCGGGAAGATCAACTAAAGTATATTCAGAAAAATCTAAAATTCCACCAAGAACAACAGCAAGTCCGCCATATCCTCCACCAATTTCTACGATTTTATTAATCGAAGAATCTTTTACATATTCAACAATTTCCAATGCATTATATGCATACTTTAATGTTGTAAGAGAAAACTTTCCAATCTCTGGATCTTCATAAAGATCTGGATTTCCATAAAAATCATTCCTTCTAAACAATTCTAAATTGTTAAAAAATATAGAATTGTTATCAAGTGTTTTAATTTTATTGAGAAAATAATCAAAAGTATCTTTTGTTCCTCCCTCTAAAATATAACGATACCTAGAGTCTTGTTTAAAGTTAATGAAATTTTCATCTTTAACTGCTTCAGAGCAAGCATTAACATATCCTTCTGCAATTTGCTCATCAATTTCCCAGTTTAAAACTTTTGTCATTTCAGACTCCAATAAAATTTCTTTGTTTCTTTATACATTTCATATTCCTTTTTACATTCCACTCCAGTCATTAAGTCACCTTCACGATCTAACCAATACCATTCATCAACGATAGATTCATGAGGTCTCCACCAACCATTGGATGTTTTCCAATCAAACCAATATTTTGGAGCAATCACATCACAATCTTTATTTGTCCAAACAGGCCAAAATGCAAATGTGGAAGATGAGATAATTACATTCTTAGCAGTATTGAGAATCGAATAATCAACTCCAATTGGACCACCTGGGTAGGCATACCAACCAATACTACCTTGGTATGGGTCTTTCTCCTCCATCATAGCAGATCCAACTACTTCCGCAAAGGGAATGAATTGTCTTGCATGTTTTGGATCATCAGTTACACAAACAAATTTCATATTAGGATTCTTTTCCAACATATGCTTTGCCGCATTCTGATAATACTCAGGAGGAACCCAAGAAGCGCCAGTCAAATAATCACCACCACGGAATTGAATCACACAGATATCATCTGATGAATAATCAGTAATTTTATTATCATATTCCAACCATTTGATAATATCATCCCTACGATCATTAATGTAAGACATATTTTGAAAATATCCTTCAACTTTAGTATTATCCGGAAGACTATTCCAAAGATAATCATCAAAGAAATTCATTTCCTCTCCTCCCATATAGGAAGGATATCTTTGCCTACGCTCCAAATAGTAGTGTTCAATTCCTTTAGGCAACTCAACTGGAGGTCCACCTTCTGGACCGAGACCACCTATAACAGGTTTACCCATATCAAAGTTAGTCATAAATGCACATGCTTTAAATGGAGTAGTGGGTTTCTTCTGAATACCCCAATCATATCCCATTCTTTCCGCAATGATTCTTGGTACGATAATATGCCAAAGTTGGTTACCAATACCAGAACCATCATAAATTTCAGAAACAATCATTTAATTAAACTTGCAAACTTCTCTTTATTATTAAGTATATATTGTGGATAAGAATCATCTACTGCAACAGTTTGATAAACCGCATAGTCCCTACCCAATGGATCTTTATTATCTTTAACTCTGGCAACATTTTGTTTGATTTGTTCATTATTTAATTCAGAATGCGCAGCACATTCAATCTTTTTCAATACCCTTTCTTCAACAGAAAGACCTTCACTTCCTACATAACTCCAATGCCAGCCACCAGGAAAAATTCTATAATTTTTTTCAGTTTCCTGCTTACTGCGAAGTTCAGATAATGTATATTTTTCAAGAATAGACTTTCCAAATATTTTAGTACCCAACCATCTGGGTCTATCTTCATAGTCCCAATCAGTAACCATAGCACGAATTATACCACCAACTTCAACAAGATTCAAGTATCCCATACAATTTTCTTGGGCAAAATGAAATATAGAATCTTGCTCAAAATATGAATCCAAATCTCCAATTGCTTCTGGATTTGGAACTTCGTCAACATCACTCCAGATAATCACATCTTCATCGGATATGTTCTCAAGAATTACTTTTTTAATGCCATCTTTCTGGAATACATCTCTTTGATAAGGATGAAGGTCTAATGGAGTGGTATCTTCAACAATATTATGAATAATTTTATGATTGAATTTTTTAAACCTCTCTTTGTTTTCTTGATAATAAAGTGGTTTTTCGAGTCCAGAGAATGTTTTAGTTGCTTCACTTAAGATAAAATAATCTACGTATGAATCTAAAACATTCAATCTAATTTCTAAAATATCTAGTTCATTAAAGAATGGGAATACATCAAAGACTTTCATATTCTTTCCTCATTGATTCAAAAATTTTACTAATACCACTTTCAATTGATGTTTTTGGACTCCACCATTTCATGATAAAAGTATCTGCCTGATTTCTCTTATCAAGTTGAACTGAATCTTTTTCGGTAGAAGGTTGAACTTTTATGTCGTATTTTCCAATCAAATTAAATTGACCAGCAATAATATTAGCAATGTCTTTAATTTTAGTGTATTTAAAACTTGTAATATGCAATTTATCTTCTGAAGTAAATTCACTATAATGTTCCATTACAGTTTCAAGTGCTTCACAACAGTCTTCAGCATAAAGAAAATCTCTTTCCTCTTCTCCATCAGTCATCATATCAATTATACCAGTTTCAAATCCTTTACTGATAAAATCTGTAATAACATGTGCCTTTTCATGATCTTTTTCGATTCCATAAACATTCCAGAACTTAACAATAAGTCCATTCAAAGACTTTGTATAGAGTTCTCCAACATTTTTAAGGACACCATAAGGAGAATAACTCATGTTACTCATTTGCGATGAAGCAAATACAAATTGTTTATTGTATTTTTGAATCAAAGTAAATGCATTTGCCATCAAACGGCAATTATTATTAATAAATTGGAAAGTATGTTGATACTTTTTAAGATATCTTGATCCACCAACATCAAATGCAAGAAAGAAAACAAAGTCAGAATCTGCAATTCTTTCTTCTAGAAGAGTGTTTGGAATCGTGGTCATATCTTCATCAGGAGTATTGACCATATCAAACTCATGAACTTGATGACCTTTGTTACGTAGATACTCTGTCAAGTAGGCACCAATTTGCCCACTGGAACCTAATACTGCAATTTTCATATCAAACAGGATGGTAGAGAGGAACGTAGTTTTCAGTTTCGAGTTGAGAATTAATCCAATTATAGGTTCTTGAAATACCTTCTTCAAGAGTCATTGAATAATCCCAACTAAGTTTTTCACGAATCAAGTCATTATTTGAGTTACGACCACGAACACCAAGAGGTCCATCAATATGCTTTTTGATAATTGTTTTACCAGCAGACTTAGCAGCGATATCTGCTAGTTGATTAATAGTAACCATTTCTTCAGATCCAATATTTACTGGTCCCATAAAGTCAGATTGAACAAGACGATAAGTTGCCTCAATACACTCATCAATATAAAGGAATGAGCGTGTTTGTTCACCATCACCCCAAATTTCAATCTCACCACCTTCAGAAGGAAGTTCCGCTACCTTACGACAAATTGCTGCTGGAGATTTTTCTTTTCCACCTTTCCAGGTTCCTTCAGGTCCAAAGATGTTATGATAGCGAGCAACGCGAACAGGAATGTTATAATTACGATTATAAGCAAAATACAAGCGTTCGCTGAAAAGTTTTTCCCATCCATATTCACTATCAGGTCCAGCGGGATAAGCATCCTCTTCTTTTAAACCTGGATTTTCAGGATCCATTTGAATATGCTCAGGATATGCACATGCAGATGAAGAAAAGAATACAACTGTTTTATTATTTCCAGTTCTATCATTCAGATCTTTCATTGAGCGGAGAACATTCAAGTTAATTGATGCGGAATTATTCATTACATCAGCATCATGATCTCCAGTAAAAATATATCCAGCACCACCCATATCAGCAGCAAACTGATAGATTTCATCGAATGGTTGAATATATTTTGATGGAATAAATTTATAAAAATTACTTCCGTATCCTCTAAATTGAACTACTTTTTCAACAAAAAGTTGATCGGTCAAGTCTCCTTTAATAAATTCATCTGCTTCAGTTTTAGAATGGTCTGGATTTTTAAGATCTACCCCACGAACCCAGTATCCTTCATTTTTCAGTCTCTTAACCATGTGACTTCCAATGAAACCACCAGCACCGAGTACAAGTGCCTTTTTTACATATTGTGTCATAAATGAATGAATAATCTTTAGTATATATTATACAACATCAAGCAACATTTTGCTTGTACCACTCATAAGTTTTTTGAATTCCATCATGAAGATCAATCTTTGGTTCCCAACCAAATGACTTGATTTTATCAACATTCAAAACTTTACGAAGGGTTCCATTTGGTTTTGTAGTATCCCAATTTATATTACGATCATATCCAACAATATCAGCAATCATTTCGGCAAGTTGCTTAATTGTTATGTCACTTCCAGAACCAACATTAATGTGCTCCGAGTCATCATAATTTTGCATACAAACATAACATGCTTCTGCTAGATCATCTGCATGTAAAAATTCTCTCATTGCAGATCCATCTCCCCAAAGTTTGACTTCCCAATGCTTACTATGATCAAGTGCAGCATGGAACTTTGCAATCATTGCAGGAAAAACATGAGAGGTTTCTAAATCAAAATTATCATAAGGACCATAAAGATTGCATGGCATCAAACTAATTGCATTGAATCCATATTGTTCCCTATAAGATTGGCACATTTTAATGCCTGCAATTTTTGCAATTGCATAGGCATCATTTGTTGGTTCAAGATGACCAGAAAGAAGAGAAGATTCAACAATCGGAACCTCACAAAACTTTGGATAAATGCAAGAAGATCCAAGAAATAAAAGTTTTTTAATACCAAATTGATATGAAGCATCTATGATGTTTGATTGAATCATTAAATTATCATAGATCATTTCTGCTTTATGATTTTTATTTCCTAATATTCCACCAACTTTTGCAGCAGCAAGAAAAACATATTCTGGATCTAAAGAAGAAAAGTATCTTTGAACTTCATCCTGATTTGTAAAGTCTACATCTTGACGAGTTCCTTTAATAATATTTGTATAACCTTTACTTTCAAGGTTTTTTATAATTGCGGAACCAACCATTCCATTGGCACCAGCAACTAAAATTCTAGATTCTTTGTTCATTTTTTATACCACTCAATAGTTTCTTTTAAAGAATTTTCCAATTTAAATGTAGGAGACCACCCTAAAGTATTTTTGATTTTGGATATATCAGTAGAGTATCTTCTATCATGCCCAGGTCTGTCCTTGACATATTCTAGCATAGACTCATCAAAATTCATATATTTGAGGATCATCTTTACCAATTCAATATTTTCAACTTCACATTCACCACCAATATTATATTTCTGACCAACAAAACCTTTTTGCCAAACTTGAATAAGTGCTTCGCAATGATCTTTTACATACAACCAATCCCTAATTTGTTTTCCATCACCATAAATAGGAATCTTTTTTCCCTGAAGTAAATTTGTAATTGCTTTTGGAATAAACTTTTCGGGATTTTGTCTTGGTCCGTAATTATTAGAACAATTGGTTATAATTGCAGGAATACCATAAGTATTATGGTATGCCATAACAAAATGATCACTTGCTGCTTTTGACGCTGAATATGGATTCCTAGGATTATAAATTGTTCCTTCAGTAAATTGCCCTTCTTCTATAGAACCATATACTTCATCAGTTGAAATATGAATAAATTTTTCAACATCATATTTCATTGATAAATTTAAAAGATTTACCGTCCCTTTAATATTAGTTTCAATAAATTGTGAACAATCTTCTATCGAATTATCAACATGTGTTTCGGCAGCAAAGTTAAAGATTGTTTTTATTTTATGTTTTGAAAAAATATGATCACATGCTTCTTTAGAAGCAATATCTATAGTATAAAAAACTACCCTATCGGGAATATATTCCCAATTCCCAGCATAAGTAAGTTTATCAATACAAATAATCTCTTCATCTCCTACTCTTCTAGTAATATGATGAAGAAAATTACTTCCAATAAATCCAGCACCACCAGTAACTAATATAGTCATAGACAATCATTCCTCAGTGAATATTTTTCCAAAAGTTCTGGGGAATACTGTTGAATGTCTTTAATATCTTTTTCTTCTCTTTTTGCATTTTCAAGTTCATAAACTCTGTTTCTAAGTTCTGTAGTAGAATATTGATGTCTCCTTTTATGATAATGAATTTTTATACCATTATCAATACAATATTGTTTTCCAGTAACTTCAACATCTCTATATTCTTCACTCAAAAATCGAATGTGAAACGTTTGTGTTTTTATTAAATTCAAAAGATCTGCTTCTGTATCATAAAGAAGAATTTCATCAACATATTTACATCCTTGAACCTGCACGTATCTTTCATAAATGGATTGAACTGGTTTATTTTTTAAACCTGGTCTATCGATTGTTGGATCAATTTGAAGTGCTACTTTTAAATAATCACACATTTCTTTTTCCATTTTAAGCATTGTGACGTGCCCAGCATGGAAAAGATCAAAACAACTACAATTAAATCCTATTTTCATAAAAAATCCTTTATATTATTATATAAAAAAAGAGAGGTTTATACAACCTCTCCTATGTATTAACTCAGGCTCGCCACCAATTCTTTGACTGGAAATTGGAAACCAGGCGGGAGTAACCTCCATCCGCACCAACAATCCTTTAGAGAGATTGTAAACTCGTAATAGGGTCATATTTGACTCCACCAGTATAAGTTTTAAGTCATTCCAGGACTAAGATAAAGTTGGGTTAATTTTGAAATCTCAGTAAAAGTAAAGAATGCACATAATAATAGTACATCCCATAATCTTAACTTGATTGCAAAAGGTATTGTGAGTATTCCACCAATACATTTTACAAGTAACCCATTTTTAAAATCACCCCATAACATGATTTGATAACCTATTATAAGGAGAAGATTCCCAAGATATCTCAGGATACTTGTTCTAGACATAAGGGGTTTGCTCCCGACCAGTATTTTTTACGACTCTCCATGTCGATTTAACATTTTTAATCGTTTTGTTTCAGAAATTTTTCTTTTAGTTTCTTCACTCATCGGACCTCTTTTTTTACCTTTTTTAGCAGAGGACATTTTCTTTTTGGTTTCTTCCGAATGAATATATCCTAAAGAATTTTTATTACTTTTTAAAGTATCTGAAATTTTTTTACGATGTTCATCCGTTAAACATTTTCCATAAAATGGATGATTTTTTCCACTTACGGATTCTGATATTTTTCTTTTAGATTCTTCTGAATGTTTTTTACCAGTCCATGAGGGTGGATTATTATATTTTCCACCCTCATTTATATTTTCCAATAACCCACCTTCAGTTTTTTTCCCAAATAAAAATATCATATATTTTTCATGAATAAATGCTTCTTCTTCTGTTAGATTATCTTTGAGAATAAGAATTCTGTCTTTCGGGGGGACAGAAACATTATCATGAACATGGTATGCTCTACGTCCAGTTCCTTTTCCTATGTAATATGGAATATTATTTTTATCAAAATAACAATAAGTATAAAACTTGGACATAAGTACCCTACCCAATCTATTATTATTTATAATAGACCAGTGCGCTTTTAAAGTCATCCCGAGACTATTTAATCCCAATATTCAATGTCATCGGGATCAATGTAACAGGGTTGATTAGTCAACCATTTCGCATATTCAATATCTTCCATTGCAACAGAACATTGCATAGAATTATCGAACAAATAAACGTCATTCCACCTTTTAGAATAATAATCTTGCGTTTGAAGACGAAAATCTGGTTTTCCGTTTAATTCAATAATTCCTTTTTCAACGAATCTAAATCCTTCTCGTTCAAGAATAACTTTGGTACTCATGCAACCTCAATGGACTCAAGATCGGCAAGAACATATTCCATAAGCATTTCATAGTCATCAAGAGGATCACCTGAAAATACTACTCCTTCGTTCTCATAAAAACGACGGACCTTTT